TTACAGCAGAGCTTCGAAAGCCCTTTTTCTGTCCCTCAGTGTATCTGTGTAATCATAATATTTACGTGTTGTCCTATCAAACATAGCGTTTGTTGGATGTTTCCTTTTTTGATCGATGGCTTGGAACATGATTTGATTTAAACCTGCTCCACGTACCCACTGACTGAGAATAACTGAATACCAGCTCAGCTTTCCGTGCTTTTGTGAATCCTTTCCAACATGACCAAGTGTGTCCGATTCATAGCGTTCCCACTTGAATATTCCACACAACCTTTCGAGAAATGGCAATAGCTCTTTTCCATCAAACTCACCGTTGTAATCTACCTGTGGGAATTCTAAGCCATTAAACGCTATGGCTTCATATAAAGACTCTGTCTGGTCGATAGAAACGGTGATATCGTCATCTGGCTGCACTTCTTTTTTTGAAAACAGTTGTCGGATTTTGTCTTCTTCGCCCGGCTGCATAAGGGCCACAAATTCACTACGGACCTTGCTTTGCCGATTCTTCAGAATATCATTCAGGAGGATAATGGCAAACTTTCTCATCAGATCGTATGAATCAGGAGACTGGCTTTTTAGTTGTTTATCTATAACAATTGTCCCGGAAAGCAGTGTTTTGATAACATGCTTCTTCTGGGGACGAGTCAATTCTTTCTCAACAGAAAGAGACTGCTCCGGGATTTCTTCTTGAAGTCGAGATACATATTTCTCAGATGCCTTTTCGTTTATTGCAACGAGAAAAACATTCCCGTAGAGGTTATATTCAAGCCTTCCTACTCGACCAATCAGATTTCTAAAATCAATTGCTGACATGTGAGAAAGCCCGTTTTTGAAATCTGTTATAAAAAGATTGTCTGCAGGAAGGTTAACACCCTCTACAAGCGTACTTGTGCAGAATATTGCTGTGATTGCGCCTTCGTGAAATAATCGTTCAATACGTTGCCTAATTGAAGCAGGAAGATAACCGATGTGATAGGCTACACCTTTGGAAACGAGCTCAGCAAGATAATAATCGTTATGAACCTCGTTTTTTATGTCTTTTGCGAGCTCTATGAGTTCAGCATTTTCAGTTTTAGCCACACGGTTTGCCGCAAAATCACGAGCGGCATCAACTGTTTTTCTCACAGAAGAGAAATAGACTATGCACTGTTTCTCTTTGCCTTGATCATCCTTCTCGAATCTCAGAAGAACATCCGTTAATTCTGCATCCTGTAAAGCCACAGAAGTGATTGGCATGAGTTCCTTCGTGTGCTCGTTATAGACGCTGACTTCCTTGCTCTCAAGGTTTATCAGAAATTTGATTTGAGTGACCGGCGAGAACCCAGAGGCTAACTTGTGTTGATTAAGGGTTTCTGTCTCGACCCCGGATATCAAGTTCAAATATACCTGCGGATTAGGGACATTCGGAGAAGCAAAAATGATATGGGGCTTTTGTTCCGCTTCGCTCAGTATCTGCACGACCTGATAATAAAATGGGCTTCTGGTATCATCGCCGGAGAGTTTCTGTGCTTCATCAATGAAAAGATAGTCCAGCTGGATATCCTTCTCATTCATCAAAAGGTAAAGCAGCCGCTCCGGAGTCATGATGAACACATATCGTCTGCTCTTATCATCAATCTTAAGTGCAGCGTCTCCGGCAGCCGTAACCAAATGGTATCTATATTCCTTCAGCGACAAGCCTAGGTCTTCCGTAATTTTTGTGCGAACCTCGTTTATTAACGCCTTGGTCGGAACGATGATGGCAAAATTGTTTCGTGATCCCGAAAGAATCTGCTGCTTGATAAACATCTGTCCCCGCCCACCAAGGAGCTGATGAAACTGGTGCTGGAACAGAAAATTACCCACGGCGGGCATCCTGTCCTCCGCTGGATGATGGATAACATTTTCATCCGCACCGACCCTGCCGGAAACATCAAGCCGGACAAGGAAAAATCCACAGAGAAAATCGACGGCGCTGTGGCAACGATAATGGCACTCGACCGCGCTATCCGCTGCGGCAATGACAAGACCGAGTCTGTTTATGACAATCGAGGTCTTTTATTTATATGAAGGGGGAGTTTATATGGGTATCTTTTCAGGGCTGTTCAAATCCAGAGACAAGCCTCAAGACAGAACAGCAGGCAGCAATTATGCTTTCTTCTTCGGCGGCACGACTTCCGGCAAAGCGGTGACGGAGCGCTCGGCAATGCAGATGACCGCCGTGTATTCCTGTGTCCGCATCCTGTCTGAGGCTGTCGCGGGTCTGCCGCTGCACCTTTATAAATACAAAGACAACGGCGGCAAGGCAATGGCGCTTGACCATCCGCTCTACCGCTTGCTTCACGATGAGCCGAACCCGGATATGAGTTCCTTCGTGTTCCGGGAAACGCTCATGACGCACTTGCTTCTCTGGGGAAATGCTTACGCGCAAATCATCCGCAACGGAAAGAACGAGATCGTTGCTCTGTACCCGCTGATGCCCAGCAAGATGTCCGTGGACAGAGATGAGAGCGGGCGGTTGTACTACACCTATTATCGCAGCTCGGATGAAGCCATTAAGGATAAAGGCTCGTCCGTGACGCTGTATCCATCGGATGTGCTGCATATCCCCGGCTTGGGTTTTGACGGTCTGGTGGGCTATAGTCCCATTGCAATGGCGAAGAATGCTATCGGCATGGCGATTGCCTGCGAGGAATACGGTGCAAAGTTCTTCGCCAACGGCGCCGCTCCGGGCGGTGTGCTGGAACACCCCGGCACGATCAAAGATCCGCAGCGTGTGCGGGAGAGCTGGCAGTCCACCTTCGGCGGCAGCGGCAATGCAAACAAAATTGCCGTATTGGAAGAAGGCATGAAGTACACGCCCATCGGTATCTCGCCGGAGCAGGCGCAGTTCCTCGAAACACGAAAATTTCAAATCAATGAGATCGCTCGAATTTTCCGAGTCCCGCCCCACATGGTGGGCGACTTGGAAAAGTCGAGCTTTTCTAATATTGAGCAGCAGTCCCTGGAGTTCGTGAAATACACCCTTGACCCCTGGGTCATCCGCTGGGAGCAGTCCATTCAGCGGTCACTCCTTTCGCGGGACGAAAAAGCCGCGTATTTCGTGAAGTTCAATCTGGAAGGCTTGCTTCGCGGCGATTACCAAAGCCGCATGAACGGGTACGCCATCGGCCGCCAGAACGGCTGGATGTCCGCCAACGACATCCGGGAGCTTGAAAACCTCGACCGTATCCCGGCAGAGGATGGCGGCGATTTGTACCTCATTAACGGCAATATGCTCCCGCTGAAAAATGCCGGGGCCTTTGCAAATACACCTACCGATGACGGAAAGGAGGAAAAATCCGATGAAGAAATTCTGGAATTGGAAGACCCGAACGGTGACCAATCAGGAGACACAGGAGCAGGCTCAGGAGAGGACGCTGTTTCTGAACGGGACCATCGCCGAGGAAAGTTGGTTTGACGATGACGTCACGCCGCAGCTTTTCAAGGACGAATTGATGGCGGGCTCCGGCGACATCACTGTCTGGATCAACAGCCCCGGCGGTGACTGCGTGGCGGCAGCCCAAATCTACAATATGCTGATGGATTACAAGGGCAATGTGACTGTGAAAATCGACGGCATTGCCGCATCCGCTGCGTCCGTCATTGCTATGGCAGGTACGAAGGTACTGGTGTCCCCGGTGTCCATGCTCATGATCCACAATCCCATGACGGCGGCATTTGGAAATTCGGATGAGATGCAGAGAGCTATTGAGATGCTCGGCAGCGTGAAGGATTCCATTATCAACGCCTACGAGATCAAGACCGGTCTGTCCCGTGCGAAGCTCAGCCACCTCATGGATGCGGAAACCTGGATGGACGCAAACAAGGCTGTGGAACTTGGCTTTGCGGATGAAATTATGCAGAGAAGCACGGAAACCGAGAATACTGCTGCACCCACCGTTTCCATGCTGTATTCCAAGGCAAATGTGGTGAATTCTCTCATGGAGAAGATTGCCGCAAAGTGCGCCATTCAACCCAAAGCCGAAACAAAACACAGAGCCGATGACCTTATGGAGCGGCTCAATCTCATTAAAAACTGGAGGTAATTTATATGACGATCAATGAACTGCGCGAAAAGCGCAACCAGGCTTGGAACGCTGCAAAGGCATTTGTGGAGACCAAGCGTGACAAGGACGGTCTGCTTTCCGATGAGGATTCTGCGACCTATGCCCAGATGGAAAAGAAGGTTCAGGACTACGGTGCTGAAATCGAGCGCATGGAGGCTATGGCAGCGATGGAGGCTCAGCTTTCCAAGCCCACTTCTGCGCCCATCACCGAAAAGCCCCTGAACGGAAAGACCACCGAGGATAAGCAGCCTAAGAGCTTCCGTGCCACCGATGCCTACCGCAGCGGTATGCTCAACGCTCTGCGTACCAACTTCCGTCAGATCAGTAATGTGCTGCAGGAGGGCATCGATGCTAATGGCGGCTATCTGGTGCCGGATGAGTATGACAGCCGTCTCATTCAGGTGCTCAACGAGGAAAACGTTATGCGTTCTCTCGGCACTGCTATCACCACCAGCGGTGAGCACAAAATCAACATCGCAGCCACCAAGCCTGCGGCTGCGTGGATCGAGGAGGGCGGCGCACTGACTTTCGGTGACGCTACCTTCGACCAGATCATCCTGGATGCCCACAAGCTCCATGTTGCTGTAAAGGTGACCGAGGAGCTGCTCTACGATAACGCATTCAATCTGGAAAACTACATTCTGGAGCAGTTCGGCAAGGCTCTGGCCAATGCTGAGGAGGATGCGTTCATCAACGGCACCGGCACCGGTCAGCCCCTGGGTATTCTCGCCGAAACCGGCGGCGCACAGATCGGTGTGACAACGAAATCTTCTGGCAAAGTGACAGCCGACGAGGTAATCGATCTGGTGTACTCCCTTAAGCGTCCCTACCGTAAGAACGCCGTGTTCCTTGCCAACGATGTCTGCGTTGCAGAGCTCCGCAAGCTGAAGGACAGCACGGGTCAGTATCTGTGGCAGCCCTCTCTGCAGGCGGGTGAGCCTGACCGTGTGCTGGGTTACAAGGTTTACACCTCTGCATATTTCCCTGTCCCTGCTCCTGGCAAGGCCGCAGTCGCATTCGGTGACTTCAGTTACTACAACATCGGTGACCGTGGCTCTCGTTCTATTGCGGAACTGAAAGAGCTGTTTGCTGGAAATGGCATGGTCGGCTTTGTCGCAAAGGAGCGTGTGGACGGGAAGCTGGTGTTGCCCGAAGCAGTCAAGCTGCTCAAAATGGCATCTGCCTGATGAGAGGAGGCGGCGGTGATGGATGGGCTTCTTTCCAAAGTGAAAGCCAACCTTATCCTGGAACACACGGCGGATGATGCCTTGCTGAAAAGCTACATCACCGCCGCTGTTTCTTACGCCGAAAGCTACCAGCACATCCCGGAGGGCTATTACACGGAGAACCCCATGCCACCGACCACAGAGCAAGCCGTCATTATGCTGTCGTCCCACTTCTATGAAAGCCGGGACGGCAGCACGGGCGGCTTCTTTGCGGATAACACCGGAGCGGCGCAGCAGGTGTGGAACACCGTCAATCTGCTGCTCCGCTTGGATAGGCGGTGGCAGGTATGAGTTTTGGAAAAATGAACGGCTTTGCCGACATTGTGAAAACCAGGCAGGTCAAGGACAGCGAGGGCTTCACCCATTCCGAGAATGAAGCCCTCGCTTCCGTCCGTGTGTACCGGGAAGGCCGGCACGGCAGTCAGCGTTGGGCGAACCTCGCTGCATTCAGTGAAGCGACCGACCTGTTCCGCTTTCGGTGTATTCCTGGGCTGACGGTCACTACCGACCAGTTTCTCATTTGTGACGGAGAGCGATTTAATATCATCTCTGTTGAAAATGTGAAAGGTCGTGGGATGTACATCGAGGTTTTAGCGAAAAGGAGTGAACCCACCATTGGCAAAAGCTGAAATGAAAATGCCAGAGGATTTCCTTCTGAAGATCTCCAAGCTCGGCAGCAACTTTGACAGTGTGGCAGATACCGTCCTGCAGGCCGGTGGCGAGGTCGTGCTGAAAAGGGTCAAGAGCAATCTTTCCTCCGTTATCGGCAGAGGGACAAAGTTCAAATCCCGCACCACGGGCGAACTGGAAGGTGCGCTCGGTCTTTCTCCATCCAAGCTGAACCGGGACGGAAACCATGACATCAAGGTCGGTTTTGCCGAGCCACGCTCGGACGGCGGCAGCAACGCCAAGCTGGCCAACATCATCGAATACGGCAAGCACGGTCAGCCTGCAAAGCCGTTTCTGAAGCCTGCGAAAACCGCATCCCGGCAGGAATGCATCGATGCCATGACCAAGGCACTGGATGAGGAGGTGGAAAAGCTGTGAGCCTGCTATCCGATTTACAAACCATCGCAAAAAGTTGTGGGGTTCCCGTTGAAACGGGTGTGTTCTCCGGCAAAGCCCCGGACACCTATCTGGTCATCACGCCGCTGTCGGACAGCTTTGAGCTCCATGCCGACAACGCTCCCGGCTGTGAGACACAGGAGGCACGGCTGTCCCTCTTCACAAAGGGCAGTTACACCAAACTGAAAAATGACCTTGTCCGCGCCTTGCTTGGTGCGGACTTTTATATTACCGACCGCCGGTACATCGGCTTTGAGGCCGAAACCGGCTATCATCACTACGCCATTGACGTGGCGCAAATCTACGAACTGGAGGAATAAGTTATGGCGACCATCGGTCTTGACAGACTGTATTACGCAAAAATCACCGAGAACGACGCCGGTGAGGAAACCTACGGTACGCCGGAGCAGCTTGCGAAAGCCATCTCCGCTGACCTTTCGGTGGAACTGGCAGAGGCAACTCTATACGCCGACGACGGCGCTTCGGAGATCGTAAAGGAATTCAAATCCGGCACACTTTCCCTCGGCATTGACGATATCGGCTCTACAGCGGCATCCGACCTCACGGGTGCAACCATCGACAAAAACAAGGTGCTGATTTCCGCATCCGAGGACGGCGGCGACCCTGTGGCGGTTGGCTTCCGTGCCAAGAAGTCCAACGGCAAGTACAAGTATTACTGGCTGTACCGTGTGAAATTCGGTATTCCGGCAACGAACCTTGCCACCAAGGGCGACAGCATTACCTTCTCTACACCCACTATTGAAGGCACTATTCTGCGCCGCAACAAAGCAGACGCAGGCGGCAAGCACCCGTGGAAAGCGGAGGCTTTGGAGGGCGATGTGACCGCAGCGACCATCACGAACTGGTATAAGGAAGTCTATGAGCCGACCTATACCACGACACCCGAAAAACAGGGTTAA